GGTGTTCATTAGGCTTTGAACTGCGTCACAGAGGCAAGGATAGTGAACGTAGCACTTCCAGTTTTCAGTAAAAGAAATCTGTAACTATCTATTCCACTAGCATTACCCGCAGTAGGCGCACCACCTAACCAACGTGTCGTAACACCAGATGTAGTGCCATCAACTTGCACAGCAGAGTTGTAGTAAGCAGTAGCACCTTGAGTCACCAAGAAAGCCACAGTCATTGATTGACCTGTACTCATTAAGGTATCTAGCGAAGTACCGCTAGAGCCTCTGAAGTTAACTGTCCAATTAGCACTTGCGTTGCTTGTGTAGTACAGAACAGACTGAGTTGTAATGTCATAGGCAATCGTGCCAGTAGCCGCAGTAGCAGATACTGTTGCTACCTCTGCTGCATCATTTAAGACAATGGCTTGAGCAGACGATGTGCCTGAGAATGTTTGTGTGGCTGTGAAGGTCTGTGCTGTGTTGGTAGTTGCTGTATTAGCGTTGTACGCTTGTACATCAGTACCAATAGCAAGACCAAGGAATGAACGAGCAGAAGAACCACCAGCACCAAGTGTAGTTAAATCAGCATCATATGCTTGTACATCAGTACCAATAGCTAGTCCAAGAAATGAACGTGCAGAAGAACCACCAGCACCAAGTGTAGTTAGATCTGCGTCATATGCTTGTACATTAGTACCGATAGCCAAGCCTAAGTTTGTTCTTGCTGTAGAAGCACTGGCTAAGTCTGAAAGATTGTTAGACAGTTGTGCATATCTAGCATTTGATTGACTCTGTGTATAAACATTAGCCAATTCAAAAGCAGCGTAAGCAACAATGTCAATGACATCACCAGTGGTAGCTCCTGTAGCTAATACAACAGTGACTCCATCATTAGCTGTAAAGTCTGAAGTAGCTACGAGCTTAGCACCATTCAAGTAAACATCAACATAACCAACATCATATGTTGCAGAGAATGTTGTCTGACCTGACGTTGCTGTATATACAGATCTCTCTGAAGTGCCATTGACAGCAGAGCCAGCAGCAGCCCAAGAAGAACCTGTGTAGACATACATCACATTACCAACAGAGTTCCAATACAGAGCACCTGTCAATAAAGCATTGCCATCATTGTCCACTGATGGAGCAGAAGACTTACTGCCTAAATATCTATCATCAAAAGCATCATAACTATTAGCAGCATTGGTAGCTGCAGTAGATGCTGTGCTTGCTGATGTGGCTGCATTACCTTCACTGGTAGCAGCATTAGAAGCTGAAGTGGCTGCTGCAGCAGCAGAGGTGGCTGCAGCGGTTGCAGAGCCTAAGATGCCATCAACATACAGTTTAGTCGTAGCATCAGCATTATCTGTTGGAGTACCTAAGCCTGTAATCTTATTAGTACCCATAGCGATAGCACCAGACATAGTGCCACCAGAAAGAGACAGCTTCAAAGCATCAGCAGTGTCTACATAACCTTTAGTAGCTGCATCAGTACTTGATGAAGGTGCACCCAAACCAGTCACCTTGTTAGTACCCATAGCAATGTTGCCAGTCATCGTTCCACCAGCTAAAGCAAGCTTAGTGGCAATGGAGTTGGTAACAGTGGTGGAGAAGCTGGCATCATCACCCAAGGCTGCAGCCAGTTCATTCAAAGTATCTAGAGCACCGGGAGCAGAGTCAATAAGATTTGAAATGGATGTATCGACATAACCTTTAGTAGCTGCATCACCCGAGTTTGTAGGAGTGGTGAGGTTGGTAATGGTGGCAGAAGTGCCAGCATTCATGTTCAAGCCACCATTGATGGTGACATCGTTAAATGTAGATGTGCCAGTAGAAGCAGTGACATTACCAGTGACATTGCCTGTCACATCGCCAGTAACATTACCAGTTAAGTTACCAGTAACATTACCAGTAACAGCACCAGTAAGTCCACCAACAAAACCAGTGGTGGCTGTAACTGTAGTACCTGTGATTGCTTGTGCAGAAGACCCACCAATAACAGCACCATCAATAGTACCTGCATTGATATCAGCAGTGGCAGCTACCAAAGATGTATTAGCTGTAAGTGCAGTGAATGTACCAGCAGCAGGTGTTGTAGATCCAATAGCAGCAGGAGCAGCCCAGTCAGCACCATCAAGCTGATCTGCATTAAGATTGGTTACCTTGGTTGTAGAAGCTACAACAAGAGGAGCAGTGCCTGTAGACACTGTAGAAGTAATAGCACCAGAAGCAGATACAGTAGTGAAGTTTGCTGCTGCTGGTGTGCTACCACCAATAACAGCATTGTCAACTGTACCCCCATTAATGTCAGCAGTGTCAGCAACTAAGCTGTCAATGTTGGCTGTACCATCAATGTATAAGTCTTTAAACTCAAGAGCACTTGTACCTAAGTCAATGTCGTTGTCTGTTACTGGAACAATAGCACCATCTTGAAAGCGTACCTGTTCAACAGCAGCACCGCCTACCTCAACAAATACACCATGACGATTGTTACCTGTGTCAGTAGCAATCTTATTTAGTAAATCACTGTCACCAATGACAGGAACAGGATGTCCTTCAGCAGTAGTGCCATCGTGTTTGTGACCAGCCCCAACAGCAAAAGCATCACGCAGAGCATTAAGCTCATTGTTAATAGGAGCCGCACGGACTACACCCGTTGGTACAATATCAGCAGCAGATTGTCTTACATAACCTGTCAAGGTAGTTCTCCTTAGCGTCTGTCATTCATTGAATAATTCAAGACAAGCCCTTGAATCGTATGACTAGCATTAGTATCATTAGTCACATATTTGAAAGCAATGGAGAATCCAGAGCCTTCGATGTTTGTCTTTTCCACTGGTGATGGATTACCATCGTAAATAGCTGAAGCATCATAGATGGCTTCGTTGTAATAAGCAGCAGCACCCGTAGTTGAAATGTTATAGTTGGCTGGATTGAAGACATTAATGGAATCATCAAAGTCATACGACACACCCATCACAATACTGGTAGAGCCTTCACTACGCAAGAATGTAGAGATGTTATAGAAGTTCTTTCTAATTGTAGGATCTTGGAAATAATAGAAAGGTGTTTGGTAAACACTCAAGATCTCTGTAGAATTAAAAGAAGTTCCTGTCTCTTGTTTATACACCTTACCAGTAGCATCCCCATGAATAACAATCTCATCTACACCAACATATCCACTTGAAGCGCATGTTGCTGGAAAGCCATAAAGCTGACTATACTCAAATGATAGTCCACCTTCTCTTTCCCTCAAACCACCTAACAAACCAAAGGTTCCCTCTGATGGAATGAACAATCTAAACTGTGACTTCTTCCTAATAACAACTGAACTTAACAACTCTGGATCAATTGAACCAGCTACAAGTTCTTGTAAGATTGCTGTAATGGTGAATTGAATTTGTTTTGAAATTGTTTCCAACTCCACATCACCAATCTTACTTGTTCCAGCCACTGGTCTAAAACCATCAGGACCAAGGAACACTAGATTACCACCCAGTTCTATCACACTATCTGGCACAACACAACCTAAATTTGTTGTCACTTCACTAACCACAAAGTCAGCGATGTTAGTGCCTACTAAACTCTTAATTGCATTCTTACCAAAGATATACAGCGTATCTCTAAACTGTTTAATCTGAACAATCTCAAAGCCAACATTAATAACAGCAGCCCCATTAGCAGGATTAAAGTTTGTCTCACTCAATGGAGAAGAAACATATAAATTATAAGGGTCTGTTATATCACCAGCCAAGAACAAATGATTCTTAAAGGCTGCAGAATACTTAGGACTATTAGGAGCATTGGCATCCGTAATCTGTGTGTATGTAGTTCCATCATACACAGCAGCCGGATTGATTCCATCAGTTAATACAAACTTAGGAGCACTCCAGTTATACCTAGTAAACCTAACCTTCTTAACTCCAACCATCGTAACAGTTCCGGGAGTTGATATGGCTGACCAAGTAGATGAAGAAGCCACCCACTTATAAAAGTAGTTTGTACCAGCAGAAGGTTTGCGACAAGCAAAGATACCATCATTTAAGTTTTCAGCTACAAACACACCAAGAACATTACCTGTTCCTGTCACTGTTCCATAGCTATTAGCAAATCCACTAATCCGTCTATAACCACCAGTAATAGCTGGCTCATAATTAATTAGCTGTGTGGCTGACCCTTGGTATATCTCACCTTGAGATAGTACATCCCTATTGGTGTTCATGCCACCAATAGATGTCACCTTAAAGCCATTAATTCTATCTGCCATTAAAACACTCTAGCGGAGAAAGAAGGAGCAACAATGATAGTTGAACGCATGTACATAGGCTCATCTAACAAAAGCCTACGCATCACTCTAATACCTGAATCAAACTTCTCTTTATACATGGTTGCTCCTTGTTCATTAGATCTGAACATGAGCATGTAGAACATAGCACCATCAATTAACACACTGGTAAATCTATCAGGAACAATACAAACATCTGTAGATTCTACCAAGTCAGCAGGGAAAGACCAATACTTATACTCCACTTGATATGCTTGATCAGGTAGAGGAGTGATACCAAACTTAGACTCCTGTGTCTGATAGATATATCTAGGAACAGCATAACCACCTGTACCATTCATATCTTCTTTAGGACGATGGTTGTCTAGGTAGTCAGTGTATGTTAGTACAGGAAGATGTTGTGGTTCATTATTTGCTGCTGTAAGTTTCTTAAGATAGAAACTTTCCCAGTCAACAACAGAAGTGTTAGCAGGAAAACTATATTGTCCTGTACCAACAGTCATTGTTTGAGTGTTGGTGGTCAGAGCAAAAGGCCACTCTTGAGCACCATGCATCAATTCTCTAACGGATGAATTGACAGCATTCTTGGCTAGAGCTTGGATGTTTCTAGCCCCATCGAATTCGGTGGAGTCTAAGGTGACTTCACCCATTCTTCGTAGCAATTCATTCGTTAAAGAAATATATGTAGACATAATTTTTAAACAATAAAAGGGAGAGGCGGTTAAGCCCCTCCCAGTATTAACTAGCTATTAGGCCAGTTGCTCACGATCAACAGCAGCACGAGCTGGGCGACCATCAACATTGATCAACACAGCCCATACACGCACTTCACCAGAGGTGGGAGCAGTAGTGGCAGTAGCGATCAACAAGTCGATAGTGTCAGCAGTGGCGTTGACGATAGGCTGGAAAGCAGCAGCATTCTGGGCATAAGCACCAGCAGTAGCAGCGTCAGCATCGAAGCCATCAACGAAGTTGTCAGCATCAACACCAGTCACGCCCAAGTCGAAAGTAGTATCGTTGGACTCACCACCGAGGACAGTGATAACTTCCATACCAGCATTCAAGATGAGAGTGTTAGCGGGAACATTGATACACTCGATAACATCAGCAGCAGCCAAGGCAGAGCCTTTAGCTGTAGCTGCAGCAGCGAAGTCAATAGTAACATCGACCAAGTAAGGGACAGCACCAGCGGTGCGACCAGCGGAGGCTGAACCAGCCAAAGTTGTAACAGTTGCCATTATCGTTCTCCTTAAGCAGCGTTGTATTTAGCAGTGACGATGCCTTCAGGACGCAAGATTTTGCGACCATAAAGATGCATACCACGCACGATGTCAGCGAAGCTGTCAGGATCACGATATGTCTCGGTCTTAGTGATTTGCTGAGCAGTTGCAACAGCAGAGTCATGACCACCAACAATCACACCATAGTTGGTGTTCTGGTTAGCAGTACCTGAAGTACCAGCACCAGTACCAATTTTTGGCAGGTTGTTAGAAACATAGATACGGAAGCCATGCAAGTTGTTAATGACCAAGCCGTTCTGCAAACCAGAACCACCAAAGTCACCATTCAACAAACGGCTGTCTTCGTCCTTCAACATTTCGATGAACACAGGATCGACCACCAACCAGCGACCAGCGGAGTCAACAAACTGTTGATCCAACAAGCGGCCCATACGAGCAATAACCATCAAAGGTGATGCCACATCTGTAGGCAGTGCAGTTGCACCGGGCAGACGGGGAGCCAAAGGAATGGAATGCTCACCAGCAGAAGCTGTAGTGATGTTACCGAAGCTACCTTTTTTCAGCTTCATAGTAGCCAACAACTCATCAGCACCAGCGGCAGTAACTGCCTTAGTACCAGCGGCTGTTGTACGAGCTGTATCAGGATTCACATGCTTTGCAGACTGTGAGAAACCAGACAAGTAACCCAAGACATCTTGGTCATACTGATCACGCAAACGATACGCTGCACGATCAGAAGCCATCTGCATGAAGTTCACATGTGAGTGAGCAGCTTCGATGTCATCAATCTTGAAAGCGTAGTAGTTAGCTTGGTCAACAACCAAGGTGAAGTCTTCATCGTTCAGATCTTGAGCAGTGATCTGTGTACCACGAGCATAGCTCTGTACAGACACTTCAGGTTCTTTAATGATTTTGACACTGTCGCCCATGTTTGCGATTTCACCAAAGTAATCGTTATTGGTGATGTCTTCAACAGTAGACGCTTTACGGAATGCAAGTTGAACTTGCTTTGAATAGATTACGGGGCTAAAATTACCATTAGGTAAATTGCCGTAACCTGCAGCACTTGGAAAAGCCATTTTAATATCCTCCTAGATATGTGTTAGGCATATAATTAAATACGCTCAACATCACCACAGAGGCTGTATTTGATGGGTGTGTATAGAACAGGGATGCCTCCACTTGTCTATACAGGCCAACAAACTTCAGGTTGTTCTGACAGTTTATTGTTTTGCGTGACAGATAACTCTATGGGGTAGTGTAACTAGTATGATACGGCCCATAGGAGCAAGACTAG